TAAGACATTTGGAGTACATGCGAATGAAAGCAGAACAGGAAGAACAAAAAGAAGATATGGTCAATAGCCCTAAACATTACAATGAATCAGGGATTGAATGCATTGATGCTTTGGAAGCTATGTTAGGCAAAGGTTTTGAGTCTTATCTGCAAGGTAATATCGCTAAGTACTTATGGAGATACAAATACAAGAATGGCTTAGAAGACTTAAAGAAAGCTCAATGGTATTTGAATAAACTTATAGAGGTTTGCGATGAGAGTTAAGATTATGGCTACACTTATTATTGACCCTGAAGAATATCCTATTCCTTCAGACGGAGATGTTACAGAAGATTTTGAAGATTATATGCGTGAGCTATTTCACGATTTAGAGGGTGTAAAAGTATCCCACATTAGAATACTAACGGAGTAAAATATGAAAAGCAATTACCTACCAACAGACTACCAAAACTTTATAGCCCTCTCACGTTATGCTAGATGGAAAGATGATGAGCAAAGACGAGAAAATTGGGGAGAGACTGTAGACAGATATTTTAATTATATGACTAACCACCTCAAGGAAAATTATAATTATAACTTGACTAAAGCATTGAAAGAAAAGCTAACAGAACAGATAATGAATTTAGGTGTTATGCCTAGCATGAGAGCATTGATGACATCAGGACCTGCTTTAGATAGATGTCATGTGGGTGGTTATAACTGTAGCTACATACCTGTAGATAGCCCTCGTAGTTTTGACGAGTGCATGTACATTCTTATGTGTGGCACAGGTGTAGGATTCTCTGTAGAAAGAGAGAACGTAGACAAGCTACCCATTGTTAATGAGCATTTTGAGGACAGCACTACTATCATAACTGTGGCTGACAGCAGACCTGGTTGGGCTAAAGCATTGAGAGAACTTATTGCTATGTTATATGTAGGGCAAGTTCCAAAATGGGATGTATCACAGGTAAGACCTGCAGGTGCTAGACTAAAAACATTTGGTGGTAGAGCATCAGGACCTGCACCATTAGTTGAATTATTTCAGTTCTGCATACAGAAGTTCAAAGGAGCTAAAGGTAGAAGACTATTCCCTATTGAGTGCCACGATTTAATGTGCAAGATTGGTGAAGTTGTAGTTGTAGGTGGTGTAAGACGTTCTGCTCTTATCTCTTTATCTAACTTAGGCGATGACCAAATGAGACATGCCAAGTCAGGTCAATGGTGGGAGAATGAAGGGCAAAGAGCATTAGCTAATAACTCTGTAGCATTCAAAGGTAAGCCTGAGATGGGTACATTCATGCGAGAGTGGACATCTTTATATGAATCTAAGTCAGGTGAACGTGGCATCTTCAATCGTAGAGCAGCCAAAGAGAAGGCATCTGAGAATGGTAGACGTGATATTGACCACGAGTTTGGATGCAATCCTTGTAGTGAGATTATACTTAGACCTTATCAGTTCTGTAATCTTACTGAAGTTGTATGCAGAGCTACAGATGACTTAACATCTTTAACAGAGAAGGTACGCATGGCTACTATACTAGGTACATTTCAATCTACCCTTACTAACTTTAAGTACCTACGTAAGATATGGAAAGATAATACAGAGGAAGAGAGATTGTTAGGAGTTTCCCTAACAGGTATCTTGGATACAAATATATGGACAGAAGAAGTACTTACTATGTTAAGAGAAGTAGCAGTAGAAACTAATAAGAAGATGGCTAAAGACTTAGGTATACCACAGTCAACTGCTATTACTTGTGTAAAGCCAAGTGGTACAGTTAGTCAATTAGTTGACAGTGCATCAGGTATTCATGCTAGACACAATGACTACTACGTCAGAACTGTACGTGGTGATAACAAAGACCCATTAACACAGTTTATGAAACAGAGTGGTATACCAAGTGAGCCTTGTGTTATGAAACCTGATAGCACTACTGTGTTCAGCTTTCCTATGAAGTCACCTGATGGTGCAGTCACTAGAACGCAGATGTCTGCTATTGAGCAGCTAGAGTATTGGCTTATGTTCCAAAGACATTGGTGTGAACACAAGCCTTCTGTTACTGTATCTGTCAAAGAAGATGAATGGATGGATGTAGGAGCATGGGTATACAAGAACTTTGATGAAGTGTCAGGTATATCTTTCTTACCATTCAGTGACCATACATATGCTCAAGCTCCTTACCAAGACGTAGAAAGAGAAGAATATCTAGAGTTGAAACAGATAATGCCCAAGTCTATTGATTGGTCAAAGTTAGCAGACTTTGAGAAGGAAGATACAACTAGTGGTGGAAGAGAGTTAGCCTGTACAGCAGATGCCTGTGAAGTAGTTGACCTGACAGCTAATTAATGTTAGAATCAGCAGAACTATTATGGTGGCAATGGTGGTTACTTATCGCTATTTCCATTAACACTACAATAAACTTAATCGTGTTCTTTAAAGGTAGGAAGCTACATATTAGAGAATTTTTACATTTAAAACCAAAAAGAAAGGCTAAATAATGAGAGACATGATATTAAACGCAATTAAAACTAAGATGATAGGGCAGATGAATGCTCATATAGCTAACGCAGAGGTTATGTTAAATAACCCTGTGGGAGCAAGAGACAGGGCAACTGTAATAGATACTATTGAGAAAGAACTGTCTGCTTTAGAACACCTTGATGGAAGACTTAACGTACTAACTAAATACTTTGAAAGGAGTAATGAGAATGCAATTGAAAGTAAACAAGAGAAAGAGAAACCCAAATCTAAGTAAGTATGATGCACCTCTAAAGATACAATTCAGTAGAGGTTTAAACGATTTCAAGAGAGGTAAGATTGTCAATCCATATCACCCCAATAGTATGCAAGCAAGAGAGTGGGAGAGGGGTTTTAATATATCCTACTTTCAACGATTAGAAAGGGTCAAACGAGATGAAGCTAGAAGAGGAAGCGAAAAAATTCATGCAGGATAAGTTAGTAATAGAAGAAGTAATGACTGCTGAGTTTTATGAAATGAAAGCAGGACAGACAGCCATCTTCCCTAAGTACAAAGCTCTAGAGTATTTAGCTCTAGGGTTAACTAGTGAAGCAGGAGAAGTAGCAGGTAAGGTAAAGAAACTTATACGTGATGGCGAGGATATGGAAGGCTTTGAATTAAAGAAGATAGCCATAGCATCAGAGATAGGTGACGTACTTTGGTACTGTGCTATGATGGCTAAAGAGGTAGGTGTTCCTTTGAATGATATTATGAAAGAGAACTTGAAGAAGTTACACGGAAGAAAGGTACGTGGAACATTACATGGGTCAGGGGATAATCGTTAATCAGATTGAGTTGGTAGCTCCTGTTGATTTTTATAACCTTTGAGTAAGTGGTCAGGTAATTTATTCCAATACTTTATTTCTCTTCTATCTTTGAAATAATTTAAACCTGACTTTTTAAACAGTTCAGGACCATGACTTTCTAAAACCATAGCTTTACCGTATTCACGAGAAGCTGATTTAATTTGTTCAATCATTTCTTTCTTTTCAGGTGGTTTTGCACGTTTATATTGCTCAGTCTGTATTAATTGTAGACCATATTGATGAAATTGAGCACCTGTATATCCTTCCAATATAGAATATTGTTCTAAGTCTAATTCAACTCTAGTTCCACCAAATCCTTCTAATGACATCTTTCTTGAAGGTCTACTGTGAGCATACTCCATTTTAACTAACTCTTTCGCAAATGGGTCATCTTTCAATGAGTACTCTCTAGTTATACTACCAATCACCTCTACTATGTCACTATCAAGACCCTGTTCTCCATACTGTTCTAAGTACATAAGCCTACCAAACATATCATATCTTATAGGCAAGTCTCTTCTAATAAAAGGTATTGAATCTTTAATAACATCTAAGGCTGTATAAGTATCCCTTATAAATGGGTCACTAGTTCTGCCATATGACCTTAGTATGTTAGGTGTTGCGGCTCTAGCTGCCTGACTAGAAAACTTATTTAGTATGTACTCAAATGTGCCTGTACCCGACTCAAAGGCTTGGGTGAATTGTGTCATGTCTTTAGATAATTGAACAAGACCTGTTAACATAGCCTTGTCACCTGCGTTAGATATAGCAGAGGCTACAGCCATATAAACTCCAGTTTTTAAGTACTTCTCCATATCAGCATATTTGTCTGTATCTTTTATCTCACCCATTCTTTGATATATCATATATAAATCAGCACCAAAACCTATTGGTGTAGCGAAGGGGTCAAAACGATTATATGTATATGTTTTGTCGCCTATAGTTACAGCTTTGTCTTGATATCCCAATCCTTGAGTTTTAACCATATCAAGTTTATATCCATCACCTGTTCCTGATACAACACCTTGGGATGCTAGGTAAGAACCTAATCCTATAACACCTGAACCCACCACTATTCTAGCAATAGCCTCATCTGCTTCTGCTCCACCTTTTTTAATGGCTCTACGAACTGTAGGATTAACGACAGCAAACATTGAATTAGTTAAAGAATAACCTAAAAGATTAAGTGGTGTTCTAACGAAAGGCAAATAAGTTGACGCTATGTTACCTAAAACAGGAACACGTTTAATCTTAGCAAACCCTGCTGCTATTTTATTATCTTTTGTAAATGTTACCCTTGCCGCATCTTCTAGTGCAGCTTTTTCTAACTCAGCAGGTTTTTTCTTAATTATATCTGCAACAAATTCACTATGCTCTTTAGTACCAATAACTAAGCCCTTTTTAGCAGCACCCCTGTATGCT